CCGTGCCACTGACCGGACCAGGAGCCGTCGCTACTGGCCCAGGTTGCGCGACAGGTCCATTGGAGCCGTAGCCGCCGGGACGCTGCCCGCTGCTGGGCGGTTGATTCGCCGGATCGTCAAAGAAGCTCATTACACCCTCACCGCGCCTTTACTGAGCCAGTGCGCCAGATCAGACTGCGGCACGGCCTTGCTCGAGCCGTCAGGCCCGCGCAGGTTGACCATGCCGGATTGATTCAACTGCCCGCCGCCGAGGGATTGCAGGCTGCCCATCGGAGGAGTTGAATACGTGCCATCAGGCTGCAACTTCGGCACACCCTGCGGATTGATGCCACCATTGGTCGGTGTCGGCCAATTTGGATTGCCGCCCATCGGCTGATTGATCGGCTGGCCGCTGCCACGGTTGCCGGGACCATCACTGATCAGCGGCATCCCGGTTGAATCTTCGGGTTGCGGGCCGTTGAAGCCGCCAGCCAGTGCCCCAACAGGAGGAGCCGCAATCGGCTGGCTATCCACGCGAGTCCCGCCGATGGCGTCCCACGGATTCACTTGATTGAGGCCGCCGCCACCCAGCGCCGACAGCGAGCCAATCTGCGGTTGCTGATTTAGCAGTTGCCCGCCCATGAGACCTAACACGCTATTCGGTCCCGTTGGCGCCTTTCTGCTGAACATGCCCGCCATGCCGCTCGTCGCCTGCGGACCACCAGTGACCGCGCTAAGGGCTTGCGATCCTGGAGGCGTCGGAATACTGGGCGCGGATCGCGCCATTTGGTCAAACCAGCCCATTACGCCACCACCTTTGCGCCTTGCGAGATGTAATACTGCGCCTGACTCGCGGGCACCGTCTGCGTTTCCTTGCCATCCGGGGACTGCAGCCGCACGCTGCTCTGACTCAGGCTCTGCGCCCGCTGCGCCTGATCCGCCTGCACGCCAAACGCGCCATTGCCCACGTTGGTAAAGGTGTTCGCCGGGCGCTCATTCGCGTTCGCCACCACCGCGCCCTTGAACTGGGTAAAGTCCTCCGGCGACATGAACCCGCTCGTCGTCACGCCGTTCTGCCGGTCAGGGGCAATCTGATTGACGGGGAGATTCCCCGGCGTCACGCCCAGACCGGATCCCAGCGCCGACAGCGCCCCGAGACCCATGTTCTGATAGGGGTTGATAGCCTTCTGCGTGTTGTTGTATTGCTGCTTTTGAAAGGCTAAGGCTTCTTCTGCCGCTTTCAGTTGGTCAGCCGATCCCGTCGTGGCGGCATTCGCCTGCGTCTGCGCCGCCTTCTTATTCGCATTCGCCGCAATCGCGCCGCCCACGATGCTCCCGCCGACCATGATCAACGGCACTATTGCAGGCATAGCACATACTCCTGAGCCGGCAACTTCGTGCCGTGCTTGTCCAACAACGCCACCATCGGCGCATCCGCCGCCGCGGTAATCACCCGCACCACGCCCGCCTTCGCCGCGAGTCCCCGCATCCCCATCCAGAGCCGTCGCGCCACGCTGGTGCGCTTTTGATAGGCCGGCGCAATCCAGACGCCTTCCGCGTGCCAGAACTGCATCAGCGCCCAACAGCCGACAATCGCGCCGTCGTCATCCTCAACCACAATCACCTTCGCCTCAGGCGTCAGGACCGGCCAGACCTGCTCGAGTTCGGTGCCCGCCAGCTTCGGCCATTCAGCCGGCGGCAGTTCGCGGGTTATGAGCATGCGGGAGTCACCGAAGTATACGCCTCACTGCAGGCCATATAGCGTAAAGATGCCCCCGTCGGCAAACGACACGCCTTCCGGCCGCACCGTCAACTGGGTAATCGCCGCCGTGTTCTTCCATCGAAACGAACTGGAGGACGTAAACGGCCCCGCCCCCTGCTCCGCGCCGCAGACCGTTTGAATCATTTTGTGCAAGGTCGTCGCCGCATAGCCAATGATGAACAGATAGCCACTCGCGGGAATGCCGGTGTTCCCTGAATCGGGAATGATGCCGATCCACCCGCCATCGCCACTCGCGGCTTGATTGCCCAGGAACGCAGACCCATTATTCGAACCCGACACCACCGCCGTGCTGTAATTTCCGCTCGTCCCGTCGTTGTTCACCTTGCACCGGAAGTTCTCAGCGCCCGTCGATCCCGATGACGCCTGCGCGGTAAACGTCAGTAAGAGGGCGCTAAACGATCCAGAAATCCCACTGAAATCAATCGTGGTACTTGAGGACGTAATGTGCTGCGCGATCTGCGTCAGCCCGCCACTCCCCCCGCCGCCGCCAATCTGCACCCAGGCACTGCCATCCCACGCATAGGTGTCGGGCGGGTTGTCGGTCTCATACCAGAGATACAACACTTGACTGCCCGAGGCCGGATCCGGCGTAAAGGCAATCCGATCCGTGGACGTGCCGTATTGGATGATCTTGGCGAGACTGGTATCGCTCATGGGGTATACGTGATGTAAATGAAGTTACCGGCACCGTCATTGATCGGCTGTGGCGTCGGAATGCCCCCATCGCTCGCCACGACGTAATCCGCGCCCGTTCCCGGCGGGCCTGTCGGACCAGTCGGCCCAGTTGGGCCAGTCGGTCCCGTCGGACCAGTCGGGCCGCTTGGTCCCGTTGGCCCCGTCGGGCCAGTCGGGCCAGTCGGTCCGGTCGGGCCTGTTGGCCCCGTGGGACCAGTCGGTCCGGTCGGCCCCGTGGTGCCACCCCCAGCCCCGATCTTCTGGAACCAGAGATACCACGGGCGACTGACCAGCACCCGATCCGAGCCATCCTCGCCAATCGGCTGCGTGGGCGAGGGAATGCCCGTGGGATTCGCCACTAGCTCGTCCCCTCCTCGTAATCGACCGTGAAATCAATCCAACTGATGAAGACCGGATCGCTGGAGGTCAACTCCACCACCGGATTCCGAGCCCGCCCCAGCATGTTCAGGAACGCACGGGCGGTATACTCGCCCAGCTTGCCGGTCTCCATCTGGAGTTCATCGTCCCACGTCGTCCCGCCATCCCGTGACAATCGGAACATGACAATCGGGTTATAGCCCTGCGTGGCGACCGTGCCGGATAAGCCGTTCCCGGCCTGCATGATGAGTTCGACACGACTGATCCGAATCCACTTGTTCTGGGCAAACGGCAGCGCGAACCGCCGCAGCCGGCGAATCGGATACGAGGTCGAGACAATCGGCGGCGCCACAAACTCCGTCACCAACCATGTCCACGATGTCTGCGTCGTATCCGGCGTGCCAGCGGCGATCCCTTTGAGCGCTAATCGGTCATTCACCGAGACGAACGTCGTCAGCGCCTCCGGTCCCACCGCGACCAGTTCCGCATCCGAGAGCGTGACCACCGAGGGCGTATCCGTGAAGGCTTTGCGCGTCGTGAACGTATAACTCGCACCCATCCCCGGCGCACTATCGAATTGCATACAGAGACCGCTCAACGAATAGCGGTCAATCGGGCCTGGAATACTCATCGAATATTCAGAGAAGGGCCAGCGATCCGTGTTTGTGTTCGGCTGCGGCGACCGCGCCGTGCTCCAGGCCCAGCCGCCATCATTCCCCACCGCAAAATCCGTAGACCCGTCCGCAATCGGATTCGCGCTCCCCGTGTTATAGCCGAGCGCCGACTGCCCATCGACATCGGCGGTCACCGCAATCGAATACGTGAGATAGCTATGCACCGGCTGCGTCCCCGCCGTGACGAGCTGGGCAATCGACAGCCGGTCCAAGACCGCAATCGGCAGGGTAAACGTCCCGACACCCGTCGTATCGGAGTCGGTCAGCGTGACCCGCGTATCCACCGTGCCCCCGCTGCCATCCTGTAGAATCTCGTTCAGATAGGCCGCAAACGTGCGCGAGGATCCGGTCCCAGGGGCGATGTCGATGTGCACATCCATCCGCGTGACCGCGCCATTGAGGGGGACAACACTAAACGTGCCGGGATCCCCAGGAGAGGCCGTCGCCCAATCCGTCGGCCCCGTAAAGGGTGCCGTCAGCAAGATGTTCGTGGCCTGCACCGTGCCCGTGCTGGCCGGCGGCACCAACGACGCATTGGCACAGTGGGCACAGCCGTAGGAACTCTCCCCGTCGTTATCGCTCTCGAAAGTCAGCGTCCAGGCAATCAACGCCGTGAAGTTGTTAATCCCCGCGTTGATATGGCCGGTTCCGCGGTCAATCGTGACGACATCCCCCGGCGCAATCGTGGCGGTATCCGTCGTGTTCTGCGCGAATTGCAGATAGCCTGGAGGAGGGGTCGAAGGCGCCGCGGCAGGCACCGTCACGGATAATCCAGAGGGCGATCCATTGACCAGCAGGGTAAATGTAATCTCATCCCACCCACCGGCCGAGGGATTCTCTTCCGGCCAAAGCAGTTCGACATACCAGTCCTTGAACACCCCGGCCACCGACCAGGGATGCCCCCACGGGAACAGATAGACATTCGGCCCTGCCGTGGCCGTGCTGAAGATGGTTCCGCGAATCGGGCCATTGACCGGCAGCACGGGATTGTCATTCGACAACTGCCCGCTTGATCCCCAGCATTTACCAGTAATCAGTTGTTTCATGACTGCCGGATCTGTTCCTGGAGGTCTGCCGGCAGCAGGGGCAGCACGTCGCCCAAATCCACGCCGAACCGCTCGCAGCAGGCCCGCAGCTTCTTGACCCGCGTGGGCGTCATCGGCAGATCCGTCCGGCGCGTCAAGGCCGCCGCAATCTCGTGGGCCGTCATACCGGCGCCACGATCTCGTCGGTGACAAACGCCATGCTCATCTCGTAGATCGCACCGGACAGCCGGTCCCCGACGTAGTGCTTGCCAAACTCAAAGACATGCGACCCAGCGACATGCGGCAACCAGACGGCATGGGTGGTGTCCCAGATGTTCCACTCGACCCAGGTATTCATCGTGATATCGAAGAGCCAAGTGCGGTCATTGCGCGGCAGGAGCAGCGCGACGAAGATGTGCCCGTTCATCTGAAAGGAGAACGTCACCGCATCCGTCGGCACGTCCTGCATTTGCACTTGCTGCTCAAGGCCAAACGTGGAGACGCGCTGCGGGGTGTAGCCGTCGGCCCGGTTCATCATGCCCCAGCCGTCCACGCTGCTCCCGAGCCAGAAGATCGTGTTATCCGCCCGATGCACGGAGAAGGGTCCGAGCACGCCAAACTCGAGCACCACACCAGAGACCGGCGCGAAGATTTCTGAGGCAATCCCATTATTGATGTAGACCTGACTGGTCTGCCCGCCCATGAACCAAATCTCTTCATGGCTACGAATCATCGCGCCGAGATTATCCGCCGTGCTCGAACGTTCCGCGACATCCAGCGGATCCCAGATCAGGAAGTCTTCAAGATTCGACCACGAGAACGACCGCGACCCACCGCCCTTCAGGGCCAAGCCATAGCCGTTCAGAAACTCCACCATGCGCGTCGGCACAGGGAAATCGGGATCGGTAATCTGCACGAAGACGTTGGTCAGCGTGTTGTAGACATACCCATCCCCGCCAGACGAGAACATAATCTGATTGCCGGCCGTCCCATTGGAGCAGAACGAGACCGGCTCGCTGTCGTTGGTCACTGTATAGGTCGTGCCGATGGTCCCATCCGAGAACCACTCGCCAAAGAGCGCCCCGCCCACGACGAACGCCCGCCCATTGATCGAGAACATCCCGCGAATCGGCTGATCCGGCCACACCAGCAAGGGATGGATCCCCGGCGTGCCCTGGAGATACTTCGGGGCTTTCGCATCGCCGCCGGGTTGCGTCGATTCGGTGAAGACGTTGATGGTTCGGCCAATTTGGGCCTGCGGACTGCGCTCCGTGTTGGAGCCGTCCACGAAGCCAGGCACGCTGATACGAGTCACTAGCCCACCCCGAGGAGCGGCAAGCCAGTGCGATGCGTGGTCGCGCTCGCCGCCGGCAGGAAACTCACCTGAATCAGATTCATGGAACCGGTCTCAGTGACCGTCGGATTGATGGCGGCAGCTACCGACTGCACGAAGTAGGCATCCGCCGAGGAATAATTGACCCCTCCCACCGTGATGACACAATCCAGATCCGTATAGCCGCTATCGGTCACGGGAGGAAATGTCTGCACGTCTCCCACTGCGACGACCAGTAACGCCCCATCCCGACTGGGCGTGACACTACCCGGCTGCAACGGACTAAATGAGTTCGCGCCCGCCGAGACCTGATCCAGTGGATCGGTGGTAGTCGCCCCGCTCCAGGCCATGAAACACCCAGATTGCAAGTCCCCATTCGCGGTGAAGGTATGGCCTGATCCCACCGTGGGGTTGAAGGCGTAATAAATCTTCGTGGCCCCACTGAACGCGCCAGGAATATAGGCCGCTTCATGCCACGTGTTACTTTTATTGTCCGAGGGCGTCATGCTGGACCCGCCACTCGCAGGATCCGTCGCCGACACACAGCCAATCAGCAGATTCGCCCCACTCGTATCGACGGACGGAGACGAGGCAGCCCCAGCCGAGGATGTGGTATGCGTGACGAGGCTATACGCCATTAGCCGAGGAGTAAGTAATCCGGCAGATAGAGCGACTGCACCAGCGCGAGCTGCGCCGCCACCCCTTTATCGTCGGCCGCAATGACGCCAGCCGCGACCTTCCGTAATCCGCTCTGTAACCCCTGATACGCGACGATAAACGCCCGCTGCGCCTCTTGATCAGGCGTCGGCGGATCAGGTGGGGCGGGCGTCAAATCCAGCGGACTATGAAGGGGCAGTTGTTTGAGCGCGTCGAGATTCGGCGCCTGGGTGACCACCGACGAGAGCGCAGCCTTCAGCCCTTCGACCGTGGTATTGATCGGGAGGATTTTATCGACGCGAATCTTCACGGACACGTTATCCGTGACAATCGCCACGACATGCGAGGACCCATCCCCTAAGATATCCAGCGTTTCCAGAAAGGCCGTGAGCGCCATCAGGCTCCTTTATATCCGCTCGCTGACACCTTCGTGCTGGATCCGGTCGTCACGTTCGCCACGAAGATCGCCGTGGCCGTCGTCGGCTGTCGCAAGGGCGTCGGAAACACAAACGTGCCGCCCGAGGTGCCTGTCCCGGTCCCCGTGCCAATCGGCGCCGGCACGACATACAGCGTGGTGCCCCCGCTGCCATCCTGAATGAGAATATCCGTCGGGACCGTGATGCTGCCGTTGCTGACCGTGATCTGCGTGATGTAGTTCCGCAGGCCAGCCGCCGGCGCCCCCAGCAGCGAGGTGGTCGTGGTCCCCGTCATCGCGGAGGTAATCGCCCCTGACACGAAGTTCTCCGGGTTGGCATACGGCAGGACAATCAGTTTGCCGGCAAGGTCCGCGACGAGCTGCACCAAGCGTGTCGCCGTGACGGCCGCATTTTCGGCCGCGACCGCTTGCGCCCCCAGATTGATGGGATTCGTCCCGATGGCGACGTTCGTGGCGACGTTCCCGCCGACCGCTTGCGTGCCGTTCACGCCAGCCGTCACGGTATTCGTGCCCGCGACTTGCGCGAGATTGACGGACTGATTGGCCGGCAGCGCCACTGAATCAGGCGTCACCAGCAGCTTCGTCATGCTGGCAATACCCTGCACCGTGACCACGCCAGTCGCTGCTGTGCCAGCCGCCCCGCTGCCAATCACATGCTGCGAGGTAATACTGCCCGCCGTCACCCCCGTGGCGCCCACGAGGTTCCCGCCGACGTTCACGCCTTGGTAATCCGCTGACGCTGGGACTGCGGCGCCCGTCGCGCTCGCTGCCGCATTCCCGCTTGAACCAGCCGCGACGTTGACCTTCAGATACCCCGCGGCATCCAGCGTCCCGCCGGCCATGTTGCCGCCGTTGTCGATGAAGCCAGCCGCCGTGCCCGTCGGAGGAAACGCCGCGCCAAACGTGGAGGCCGTGCCACCCGTGCCGCCACCGGAGACAATCGTGACCGGCACCGACCCGTCAGACTCCAGCCCGATAATGCGTTCCGAGTTAGCGGCCACGGTTCACCCATTCCCAGAGGCGCACATACCACGGGCGCAACGACTGCTGGAGTTCATAGAGGTCACGCACCCAGACCGCCCGAATCTGCGCCACCATCTCATCGGATAAGGGCATGCCCGTGCGATACGTGCCGAAGCCGGTCGTCGTCGGGATCGGCACCCGCGGCAGGACGCCCGTGGATCGCTGCGAGTTCGCCATCAGATGCCCACCAAGGCGACCGTAATCGTGCCGCCGCCGGTGATCGACGTGCCGACGCTCACCTTGATGAACGCATAGGCCCCGGGCGGCAACTGATAGGCTTTCTGCAGCCCGCCGCTGACTTCCGAGACCGCCAACGGACTAATGCCCGTGACGCTGCTCCAGGTCGTTGGCGGCAACACGATGGTATTGGAACTGGGCGTGCCGGTGACGTTGTAATAGGCTTCTTCGACGATGATCGTGCCGGTGCTGAGCGTGCCAGATCCGGCCAGATAGATCGTCAGGTCACGATAGCCTTTGACGTTGACGGCCTTACTCGAGCCCGAACTGACCCCATTGAGCAGCACCGTCTCGAGGGCGGGCAGCGACATTAGCTTGACCCATACAGGGCCACCATCAACGTGGCGGTCGTCGTCGTGCTATTCACCCGAATCAGGCGCAAGGGAATCAGGGCGCCAGCCACACACGTCAGGCTGATCGTGCCGCCATTCTGCAGCACGCCAATGACGATCCCGGCCCCGCCAATGTAAATCGCATCGCAGGGTTTGACGTTTCCGCCCGTCGTGGACACCGATGCATCGAAGTTAACCGTATTGGACTTGGTAATCGCGGTCGCAAGCGCGTAGCTCTGATTGTAGGCAACAGCCATCGTTACACCGCGTAAAAGGCGACGAGTTTGTCGGCGCCCAGATTCGTGCTATTGACGCGAATCGCCCGAATCGGCAACAGTTCGCCCGTCACCGCCGTGAAGTTCACCACCACGCCATCCTGCAGCACGCAAGGCACCACGCCACCCGCGCCGACATAGATCGCATCGCAGGGCGTCACCGCTTCCCCGATGGCACTTGAGGTGCCGTCGAAGTTCAGCGCATCATCCGGCACGATGGCAATTGCGTTGCTGTAGGACTGATTGAAGGAAACAGCCATTAGCGTCCGTAGTATCCCGTGTTGGTATCGTTCAAGATGTTGTAGGCGCCGCCACTCGTCGGCACCAGCGCCGCATCGACCCCGAGCAATCCCGGCTGCATGTTCGCTCGCTTGATCTTCGCGTAGGCTTCGGCCGCCAGCCCCGGCAGTAAGGGCGGCACCGGCATCGCAAAGGGCGTGCAGAGCCGCAGCGCCAACTGATAGATAAACGCGTCCTGATACCCCGCCGGCCCTGTGACGGTCGAACTGAGCGCCGCCGGCACCGCGGGGCCTTGCTTCGCATAGACGTAGACCTTCACGTTCTGCGTCGGCATCGGCCACACGAACATGGACCCGTTCAGTGAGGTAAAGGATGTGTTGTAGTAATACTGCGTCGGATAGGACGAGGGCAGCGTCTTGATGGACAGCGCATCGTATTGGTCATCGTTCATCGGCGCCATGACGGTCTCCACTTCCGGAGACGATCCGACGACGACGTAATTCATGGCTTCAATGTAGACCGGCCGCTGCGCCACGATATCCCCCGATGGGCCAATCGTAAAGGTCTGCGTGCTCGAGGGAATCGTGAAGGTGAGCTGCGCATTGACCGCGAGCGTCAACTGATCCGCCTGCCAGGCATCGAGTTGGTTCTGGAACCGCAGCAGACAGACTTGCGCGTTATAGGCCGAGAGGGTTTCCCCCTGCCCATAGGCGCCAATCTCCTGCAGCGCCTGCGTGACGATGCTCAGGACCGTCGCCACTAGGCGCTCTTCTTGCCCTTCGCCGGGGTCGCCGCGACATCGACCAGCACCGAGGCCAGTTCCTGATCGGTCAGATGCGACATCCGCTCCTGCAACCGATTCATCCGTGCCTGCTGCTGCATCTCGAGCACCAGCTTGCGGTCTTCGTCGGACAACTGCGCCATCTCCCGCTGCACGGCATCCATCGGCGCCTCACTGGCCGGCGGGATGTGCCCGTAGCCCTTCGCCTCATACTCGGCTTCGTGCGCCTTCGCATCCCGACCGGCAGGAATCGTAATCTCCTGCCCCTTGGGCGACCACATCAGCTTCGGAAACTCATGCTGTCCCGTGGTGTCCCAGTCCCGAGGGACTTCGGATGTGGTGAAGAACGTCGGCCGCGGATCATCGGCGCGAGGCGCCAGCCGTAGATCGGTCAACTGCCGAGGGCGCAGGGGCGACCGGCCCGAGGCATCCGTGCCGCCTGCCAGCGCTAGCAGTTCCTGTTCACTGAGGGTCGTCCCGAACTTGTTCTGAAAGATTTCCCGGAGCGCTTGTAGATTCATCTCTCACCTTGATTAAAAGAGCGTTACTTTCTGCGAGTCGCGCCTTGACCTCTTCGAGCTGCGCCTGCACCCGGAGCCGCGTATACAACTGCAGCCCGAGCTCCTTCAGGATCAACTCATCGAGCACCGCCATTTACGCCGATCCGGTCAGTGTCGTGACGAGGCCCGCCGTGCTGGCAATCGAGGAGACCGTGGCAAACGGCCCCGCCGTCACGCCCGCCGTCGCGCCTGAGTGAAACGTGGCGGCTTTGCAGTCGCCGGACAGGTTGACACTCGTGCCAGAGGCCACCCCGAGGACCGGCGTGGTCAGCGAGACACTCGCCTTGATCGCCGTGGCGCCCGTGTTGATGATGGTGACATCGCCCGACATGGCGACATCCGTCGAGACGCCCAGCGCCGAACCGACGAGGATATGCCCGTCGGTCAGCGATCCCCCGGCCGACGTGCCGCTGAGGGACGAAAAGTTGTCATTGATCTGCTTGGCAATATCTGCCGTGAAGGCGCCCTGCTTGACGATGGTGGTTACGGCCATATCTGCTCCTCTACCAGTGGCGTCATCGCCGCCGGCATCTCGGGTAAGACCCGTGAAAAGTAATCGCCATACGCTTCCCGCCCCGCGTGCCAGCCGTAGAGCCGCCGCGCCCGGCGCCGGATGTAACTCCGGTCGAACGCATCCCACAGCCGAATCGCTTCCGTGAACTGCTCAAGCGACTTGCACAACAGCCCCGTGGCTTTGTCTTCGATGTATTCGGTAAACCCGCCCCACGGAGAGGCCAGGACCGGCGTGCCGCAGAGTTGCGCTTCCGTCACCACACAGGCCGACGGCTCGATGTATTCGGTCGGACACAGCAGCAGCCGAGCTCCGGCCATCCACCGATTGCGTTCAGCCGGCGGCATGTGGCCCAGGTATTCGCCGTAGGTCACCAGCGCCGGATCCCCGTCGCCAATCAGATACAACTTCACGCCGGCGGCTTCGGCGGCTCGACAGACGGTCTTGAGTCCTTTGACGGAGGTAAGGCGCCCCACGTAGAGGACGTAATCTTCGACAGGACGAGTGGGAAACTCGTCTTCGTGGAACCAATGGTAGAGAACGTCATCGCCGGCCCTCCCGTATTCCATGCCGGTATAGCCGTGCGCGACGTGCCGCCACGCATGGCTCTGGAAAATCCGATAGGGCGCACACACCCCGCGGTAGCCAATCGAATACTCCAGGAAGAACAACTCCTGATGCTGCTGCCACACGGGCGCCTGCGCCGTGCCCGCAATCGTGCAGAGCAGATCGCCCGGTTCCTTGCGTGCCTGAATCCCGGCCGCGGCTCGCACATTGAAATGGATAAACAGCGGGTTCTGGGCGTCATACCACGCTTTATGGGCTGGTTCGCCCGCCATGAACTTGTCGCGCTCCGCATCCGAGATGCAGGTCACGAGTTCCTTGCAGGGGGCATCCGTGGATTGGCCCCCATACAAGAAAACCTCATACCCGAGTTCGGTCAGCAGTTCCGAGAATCGACGGGTGAACCCTGAAAACACGTCGAGGTAATCAGCCGCCACCGGCTGCACGTTCGGCGTGGACAAGAGATGCACCCGTCGAGTCATAGGGCCGTTAGACCGACTTCGGCACGGTCTGCCAGGCGCCAGCCGTCGAGCACCAGAAGATGTCCCCGAGGGCACCCGTGGTGGTAATGGTCACGGCCGTGGTGCCCGTGGTGCCATTGATCGACCCGCCGACGCAGTAGACGCTCGCCGTGCCGCTGCTGGTGTTCTTCACGACGTATTGCGCCCCGACGACCGGCACCGGCAGATTGACGCCAGCCCCGGAGGCACCGGACAGATTCAGGAACGCCGGCCAGGGAGCCGTCACGACCGCGGCATCGGTGCCCGTCGAGCCCGTGAGGGTGACTTCCTGCGCGTTCGTGATCGTGACCGGCGCGATCTGGACGTTCGCCGCCGGACCCGCCGGCCAGCTCGCGTCATTCGCCAGCCCATACTGGACGCCTTCACGTGCCGAGTGGGCCACGTTCCGTGATCCGTTCCAGCCCGGCACGACGATCAGCGTGGGGGAGAGCGAATCATCGGTGATGAGGGCGTATTCGCCCGTGGCCCAGCGCAGCACCTTCAGCGGACCATTGGGGCCAGCCGAGGGCGCCGTATAGGCATTGAGCGTGATGCGCGTGGCTCCGAGAGCGACCGCGCCCGTGCTGTAGGTTGTGGTCAGTGACATGACGTTAGCCTCCCACCCGGCAGCCGAGTTCCTGCCGTAAGACAGCGGTCCCGTAGAGGACATCCAGCCGCTGGATCCACTGGTCCGTGGTCGCCACGTAATCGCGGATGACCCGGATGCTCTTGCCCGACTTGCGCGAGGCCGCACGGAACGCCTTATCGGTTCCACCCGGCAGCGGCATATCCACCATCGCAATCGTGCCGAAGTCGCGATGCACGAAGAGATTCTGGGGGGTCTGCACGCCCGAGATGTTGGCGAAGTTCGCCGCCGCCGTATCGAACACGTAGACCGCCGTCGAGGTGGCGGGCATGTTCGTGACGTTCTGCAGCGACGATCCCGAGCTGATCATCGGGGTCAGGAACGGGATGGTAATCGTGCCCGTGCTGTCCGAGACCGTGGCCGCGACGACGCGCTGCGCCGTCTTGCCCGTGCTCTGGAACGACTGCGGATTGACGCTGTTGACCGGCGTCGTGGTCGAAACGAAGCTGACCACATCCCCGGCGTTCAGCGTGGTCGAGGTCCACGACCCTGTGACGATGCTCGTGGCCCCACTCGAGGGTGACGTGGTGACGGTGGGCGTGCCGCCGAGCGTGCCGACGGTATGGACGTAGATGTTCTGATCCATCGTCCAGTTCGCGCCAATCGTGCGCTGTTCCATCATCGACCCCGACTCATACTGGTCGCTGATTTCACGCGCCGCGTTGAACAGGCCCTTCAGGTTGTCCATGATGGACGCATCCGCATCGGGGTTGTTCATGACGTAGCGTTTGCGATCCGCCGGACAGGCGAGGGAGTCCAGCTTCGTCTTGGCGCTCAGATACGTCGCCAGCGTGGTCGGAGTCACCCCCGGCGTGCCGACGAAGTTATCCAAGCCTTGCGCGAGGTTGGCGCAGTCCTGGTCGATCAGGTTGGAGATGCGGACCACCTGCGGCTCCAGGAACTGCTCCCGGTAGTCGTTGATGTTCAGCGTCAGATCCTGCGACGAGACGTTGGTATCCACGCCGCGCTGAAACGACAGCGTCAACGGGACGTAGGTCTCGGTGATGCCTTCAATCGCCACGGCCTGACCGAGACGACCGATAAAACGCGGGGGTTTCCGGATGCTCAGGGTCTGCCCGAGGACCGCGCCGCCGAACTTGAACTGATCGGAATACTTCGTGTTGATGTTCGCCATCACGTCATACGTGTTTTCCAACACGTCTAACGCGTTGTAGGTGATCACCTTATTGGTGAGAAATGTGTTTGCCACATCGGCTCCAGCCGATGCGTCTGCTTAGCGACGGCGTTCGCGGCGGGCTTGCTCTCGGAATCCCGAGGCGTCGTAATCTTCCCCGCCACGTTCGGCTAAATCGACAGCAGACGGCACCGCAGTTTTGCTCCCCGACCCCACCGGCTGCATGGGGGGAGGAGGCACATACGGGCCGGATGTCCCTGTCGAGGCCGGTAAAGCGGCAGGGGCAGACGGTGCAATCGAGGACAAGGCCATCCCGAACTGGTAATCACTCATCCGTGCGAGTGCATGCGCCACTTCGGCTGACCGTGCGATTGCATAGAACAGGTGTTCGCCATTCGGCATCGACGCAATCATCTGCGCTCGTTCCGCACCTTTGTCGATGGTGGGACCGAGCGTAATCATCACGCCAGGACCGGATTGGCGAACTGCATCGAAGTCCGGATAAGCACTCTTGCCCCGCTCCAGCATCGTGGAGACCGTGGACTTGAATGCCCGAGAGGCTGTATCCGCTTCGATGCGGTCTCGGATACGAGCGTCGAAATCGACTTGAGCGAGTTCAAACTTGGCGCGGGCTTCAATCTTCCCGTCATTCCAGTCATCCCAACTCAGATTAGGATTCTGGGCCGCTGCCTGGTCATACGTGGGATACGAGAACTTCGCAGAAGAGACCGGTGCGGCCGAGGGGGGAACCACAGCCGCGACCGGCGCAGGAGCCGGGGTCCGAGAGGCTTCAATGGCCGCTATCCGCGCCTTGAGTTCATCCCGTTCGCGCTCAGCTTCTGCCCGCTTGTGCGCCTCCTGATCCCGTTCGCTGGTCAGTTGGCTAAATCGCTTCTGCCCGCGGGAGGGCTTGTCCGTCGTCGCCGGCATGGCGTCCGGTAACTTCGGCAAGCCTTCGCGCAGGGACGCTTCCGTCTCGCCTGCCCCGGTCAGCTCAATGTCGCCGATGGTAATGGAGACCGGCTGATTAGAGTCCAACTCCGCAGGCGCACCAGCGGCTGGAGCTTCGACCGGCGCGGTCTCAACGTCACTCATGCGGAATGCCGCCTAGGATACGAAATATCCAACCCAAATGCTAGCGGTTCTTTGATGACGGCAATCTGCGCGTCAATCTCCCGCAGATCCATACAGGCATCTGCCGCACCGTGCCAGTCTTCCGCTTCGACCTTCATCAGCAGATCAGCCCGCGTCACCACGCGCCGCCGCATCAGGAGGTCCAGGTTCACTTGTCCCATGCCACGTCCAACTTGTGCTTCACCTTCGGCGCGTCCGCAGGACCGTCAATGGGATACTTCACGCTCGTCACCGCCATCGTCGGCCGCGGTAGTTGCACCGCCACCTTACAGACCTTGCACACGGCGACCATCGGGTCCACGTCGGACGCATCCACATACGTCATCCCGACGTTACAGGTCGGGCAATGGAGCACCGGCCGATAGACAAACACCAGATCGGCTGGCTCGCTCAGCTTCGGCGCCTTCTGGGCCGCTTTCGCTTTAGGCTTGGCCTTGGTCATTCAAACCGCTTCGATCCTACCGGCACAGTCTCATCCGCGAACCATGTCAAGCCTGCCGCCTTCGCGAACAATTCACCAACAGCCACGGAATGGACCTTAAACGGCGTGACCCCTTGCATGATGCGCTCAGCGTCTACGGGGTTGACATAGACCTTCTGATAAGGATGCCCAGCTTTCATGGCCGCAAGTTGGGCACCCACCACGTCAGAGATATCCATTTTATTCGCCTCCATTGGCTGGTGACGCCGGCTCTGGCGCTAAGTCCGCTGCCTGCTGCCCCTGCTCGAGCGCGTGCTGCTGGCCTTGCTGGGCCTGTTCCATCGCCTGCTGGTGCTCAATCTGGGCCATCGCAATCTCATGGGCGTGCTGCAAGTCCGTCTGCCCCTGTTCATGCGTCATCTGGGCCGTGGCATGCAGGGCTTCCTGCGCATGGCCGAGTTGTTCCATGTGGAGGTCGAGTGCCTTCCCGCTGCGCTGCTCCACCGCATCCACGAACGTCCTGGCCTGCTCCGCGTCAATCTTGGCGCCGGCTATGGCAATCTGGGCGGACTGCTGAATCCACGCCAGCCGTTCCTTGCCCTGTTGCTCGAGCGTGGCCAGTTGCAGCTTCTGCTGGCCTTCCAACTGCTGCTTCTGCATGTCCAGTTGGCCCTTGGCCTGCATCTCGGCTTGCTTCTCGGCCGCCTTGCTCTTGATCTGCTCCGTCAGCATCTGAATCTGCTGCATGGCTTGCTGGAGCTTCGGATCCGGCCCGCCCTCTTCCTGCTGCTGGAGTTGCGGCGGCAGCGCCTTCCGCAGAATCTCGGCCATCCGCTGGGCGCCAGGGAAGGACATCTCGGCCACAAACTCCGGCGTAATCACCGCGGCCATCTCCGGCGGCAGATGAGGAATCAAGTCGCCCAAGGCACCTAAGCCCTCTTCCCGCATCGTTGTGGCCGACTTCCCGACATCCACCGTGACCCCGTAACGGCCGGCTGTGAGGTCGAAGAACTTCGCCATGCCCTTCTCGAGCATGGGCGCCTGTTCCGGGGTAATCGGCTGCGCCTGCCCGTTCTGCCCCTGCATGAACTGCTGGCCCGCAATCACCTGTTCGGGCTTGTCGTCCAGCCCCAAGATGTGCAGCAACTGCCCCTTCCGCGTGATCTTCGGGATGATGTAGACGGCTTCGTTGCCAATCTCAATCATCGTCCGCACCACGTTATCCAGGAAGTTGCTCGTGGCCTGCTCCTGCTGCTTCTGCAGGGCAATCGTCTGCCGGCCAGAGGTCACGTTGCTATTGTGGTTCCCGAGGCTGGCATCAAAGAAGGCCGTGGTGGCCTTGATCGCCTCTTCTGACAGGTGCAGCAGTTCCACCATCGCCTGAATCGGCGGCTCTTCGATGTTCCGCTTCGGGGGAGGGGCCAGCTCCCCGCCCAGCGTCACCGGCTTGTAGTAGAGCGCCTGATAGTTGTAGGTGTTCGCGTACTGCCACTCCGGATGGCCATCGTCCTGGCCTTCCGCAATGATCCAGGGCGCCTTCGGGGCCAACGCTGCGGTCTCAACCGCCCCGCTATAGAGGTAGTTGACCATCCGCTGCGCGTCCATGGCCGACTGGATGATCCCGCGGTAGACCTTCCGACCATCGACGTTCAGCTCTTCCCCGATGATGGGAAACAGCGGGATGCGCCGGCCCAACCAGACGCCCTTGGGCTCCAGCACCTCCATCGCGTTAATCTTGTAGCACTCGACCTTCGGGACTTCGACCACGCGGGTCTGGACGATGGCCGTCTTATCCGGCGCCTGCTTCAGCGGGACCACTCGGCCATCGTTCAAGAGGCACAGATGCTGCTCCTCGTAGACGATCCGCCAGTAATCCGCGATGCGGATCATGTCGTCCCGAACCCAATCTTTCCAGTTCGACGTGTCCCCAACCACATCCTCAACCCCGACCTGCTGCGCTTTCGGCCAGCGCCGCTTGAACTCATCCAGGCTCAGGTCTTCCGTCTGGATCATCCACTGGGCGTCAGACTTCGTGGGCTTCTCGCTGGAGGGGTCACAGTAGATCGACAGGCTATTCGTGATGCGCTCGAGCACCATTTCCTGGTCAAACGCCGAGATGTCAGAACTCACCTCATCAGAGCAATAGACCGAGCGCATCCGTAGCCACCCAAGCCCGGATTCAATGGCCGAATCCGCGGCCCACTCAATCGGGGCATCACCTCGCGCCTGGTTCTGCATCCGACGCAGATAGCCAGTAAAGACCGTCGCCGTCTCGTCGTTGGCGTGCTCCCCGTTGGGCTTCACGTCGATGCTGATATTGGCCTGCTTCACCGCATTGGAGGCTTGCCGGACCGGCTGCGAGATGCGATCAATGGTCAGGCAGGGACGGGCTGGCTGCTGGGCTTGCCCACTTAGGGAGTTGCCGCCTTCCCGCTCCGTCTTGATCGCCGGATCCCACTGGGCGCCTGCCCGGAAGTCCTTCGCCGCAAGAATAGACTCTCGCTGCTTCTTCTCAGCCGAATCCGCACGGATCCAGCGTTCGCGGGCTTCCGTGACGATGGGATCCGTGCCGTCTGTGGCCATCAGGACAGGTAAAACTTCTTAGGTTTGGCTTGCTCTTTAGCCAGGTCAAGCTGGGCGTCAATCTGGGCCTTGGTGAGCGCCAGCGCCGTCGCCTTGCGGAAGTCCCAGTGCTTCAGTTCGCGTTCCTTCATGCCCTGCAGGGTCAGGAGTTGACTGGCTGGATTCTCGCCGGCCAGCTTCAGCATGTAGCCCCAGACCAACAGCAGGAGGTCACTACTCATCGCCGTCGAGCGCCCGCCCCGGTTGATGTCCCACGCCTTACCGGCGACCTTCCGCCACTTGTCGTAGCCATCGACCACAATCGACAGCAGCAGGAAACGGTCCCGCTCCACATGCCGCAGCCAGAACATCACGAGGTCTGATGTGGCCTTCTGGCGATGCGTGGCATAGCCGGCATCCGGCAGATCGCCTAAGTAGGACGACTTGACTGGGTCAGCCATTCTTCTTCGGATGCAGATACTTGCCAAGGTTCCGGTGAGGGTGACTCCCGGCCACATGCACCGGCTTCCCAGCCATCAAGCCGCTGGCAAAGTCGGACAGGGCGCCCTTCGTCATCGAGGCCCGCACCTTCTCCGCCATCGGGAAGGTGGCTCCGTGCTCTGCCGCTGCCATCAACCGCTGCTGGGCCTTAGACTTTGCCGGCATCCACCCACTCCTTCATGGATTCAGGCGTGATAAAGCGGAGCAGCATCGTGGCTCCATCTTCCATGACCATCGGCCGATACGTCCACGCAGGACCGTCATATCGTGGCTGGTCTTGATAGACTTCGCGGGTCCGTGCCAGTCGCTGCTCAGGCATGGCTACTCCGGGCAGATATGCAACTTCCGCAGAAACGCCGCATCCTGATGCGTGGGGCCAAAAAGCATGCGCAATTGGTCACGATGGGACACGCAATCCAGCACACGGGACTGCTCAGGAGGCGTCAATGACTGGAACTGTTGACGCACGGCCGTCTCATAGATGGCTTGCTGTTCGTCAGGGGTCAATGGCACTGGAGTATACACCTGTTTCATGTCAACTCATCCAACCTGTGCCGCCTGTATTGTAGCGCGGCGCCATCACGGTCTTCTGTTTCTCGACAGGCGTCTTCTGGCGCGTGGCCAGGTAGCGGAAGGCATCGGCCCCGTGGCTGCTCCAATCATGCACCGGCGTGGCCTTGAACTCATTTAATCGGCTGTTGTAGTCCCGGCGGTAGTGCTGGAGGGCTTCGAGGCCGGCCTTGCACTTGTCGGCGTCGAACCAGCATCGGGGGAAGAGCATTCGAGCGGCATGAATACCATCCTCAAGCCCCACATTTGGGCAGACCGAGAATCGAATCCCAAGACTCGCAGCAGCCTCAAGACGACTACGACCGCTAGCCAATTCTCTAACCTGAATATCATGGGGCGCCCAGTGGGTGCCATAGGTGTACCCTTTCTGCTTCAGGACTTGCGCGTAATACGGGAGGCCTTCGCCCGAGGCTTCGTGATAGTCGATAATACGCACTTCACCTGATCGCAGAGACTGGGAAAACCAGATGGAGGTTGCATCGCCAACACCCAAGTCCCAATCGGTATCGACCGGGAGAACGGGGTCACACGGGACTGACGATATACGGTGAGTTGCCCGAGCAGTGTCAAGCTCCGCAGCGAAGATGGCCCCTTTGATGCTCGCTTCGAAGCTGCACTCGTATTCTTGCGCGTATTCATCGGCCGTCATGTCCTTTCGCGCCGCGGCTAACTCTTCAACTGGGATGATGCCCGTCTCTGAGGCCTTCAGTTCCATGAAGCCCCAAGACGGGTCTGACTTCGCCTGCTGCGCCTTGTCATAGAACTCATTCCGGCCTGCCGGCGTGCCGAGGAACACCGCAGACCCTTGCCGGTCAGACAGCGCGGGCCGAATCACCTCGCTATAGACCCGCGGGGACATAGCACCATACTCATCGAGCACGACCATATCGAAATACAACCCGCGCAAGCTGTCAGGGTTGTCTGACCCGAAGATCCGCACTTGAGCGCCCGTTTCAAAATCCGCCCGCAATTCTGACTGATTAAAGACCGTGTTATCAACGGCATGCGCGAACTCTTCGATGTAATTCCACGCGACCTGCTTCCCTTGCGTAAACGTCGGGGCGATGTAGGCACAGCGAGGCTTCTTCTTGTCGCAGAGCAGGGCGCCCTTAATCAGATGGTTGACCGCGGCGACAGTCTTCCCCATTCTGCGATGAGCCACGCAGACACTGAACCGATGTGACTCCCACATCTGGTGAAGCAGACGCTGCTGAGACCGTGGCCTATACGGTATGACGCAGACCGGCATAAGCCTCCCGGCGCCGCCGATTCTCACAATCGCGGCACGTCGCAGACAGCCCCAAATACGCCTTCGGTTTAGTCGAAAAGGCGCTGAAATGCTTCAAATGGCGGCATCTGTCACAAATGCGCTCAACCCACGGATTCCCGCCAGCCGCTAGCACCCGCTGTCTCGCATGCAGTCGCAGATGTTCGGCCTGATTCTCAAGAATGGCGAGAGGCGTATCAGGCCGGCGTGAACCGTCCACATGATGCACCACGGCCTTCGCCGGAAGCGGACGCCCGAGCGCCTGGATGGCACGTAGCCGATGCACTAATCGTGTGCCTGCTGGCACCTTCGTCTTACTGAGTTGGGCGTAGGTATTAGAGCCGACTTTGCGTCGGTTATGGCCGTGGATGAAGCGCCGGCCAGTGGCTGGTGCTGGCCTGCCACACCCGCAAGCGCAGACTAATCCTGCCATTTGACGATCAGTGGGCCACCGTCAGCCCCGGTGACTTGCAGGGACTCAGCCGCTTTACCTTCCGTCCGGTCGAGCACGTCCTTCGCGGCGCCGAGTTGCACGGTCGGGAACTCTTCCCGATGCAGCAGGTTGTGCAACGTTTGAATGGCGAGCGGCTGTAGGTTCATCAGGCGCTCTCGAGCCGCCATCTTGACCTGGGGGGCTGAGCCGCCGTGCATGCGGCAGACAAACCCCCCGGCAATTGCAGGGTTTTTGCAGGGTTTCTTGGAGTGCTTGCCTTTGGCCGTGCAGCGCGCCGCACCAGGCGCGAGCAGAGCCTTTTGTAAAGGGTGCTCACTTTGTAGTGGGTCATGCACCTTCACGGGTCCGCGGGGGGCGTGCTTAGACAAGCGGCACCGAAGTATACACCTCAGTCAAGGGCGGCTGATCCATTAAGTTGGCGTGTCAGCATCTCCAGGCTTCTGCGGAGTAAGGCGTTCTCCTGCTGGAGACGGGAGACGTCGGCCCTCAGTTCGATAATCGTTTCAGCCATATCAAGTGCCTTGAGCGTTTCGGCTGTGTTCAGATCCTCGCGGAGACGGGAGACTTCGGCGCGTAACTCGTAAGGACACTTCGCCTTATGCCGTTCTCGACATTCAGCCTGCTTGCACACGTAAATCGTGGTCTGAAAATCTATCCTGCAATCAGAGCACGCCAGAAGTGTTTGCTGTCCACACACCGAACAGGTTTTCTTAGCGTCACAGATGGTGCAGCACGGTTTCGTCTCCTCAAAGTGGAGGCGTGTGGGGGTGTCGTCAGGGGCGACCACCGGCCGTATCTCTGCCTTGCCATCGTAATCCGTGAGGATGTTCTGATCATTCGCGGCCGATCCTCTCGGCGGGGTGTCGTCAGGGGGGCGGGACTCAGCGGCCATATCGTTGCTCCAGTTCGCCGGGAATGAGGATGCGATTCGACCATCGGCCCCATCGCGTGCCGCACATGCAGCACCACTCAGACACGCCGTCGTAGTCGCAGGGCGTCCCTTCATACTGCACACCAGTCAGCAGCTCAGTCGCGCCACAGGACGGACACGTCAATTTACCTTTGGAGTCAGGGGGGCGGGACGCGGTGGTCATCGGCTCAGCCTTTCCGTAAATATCGACAAATCCTTGCTTCTCGCTCATGCGGGGTCGGTCCTCTCAGTGCCCGCCGCCACTCGTTCACGCCTAAGTTGGTCAGCAATCTGGGCGCGGTGTTCCTCGGCGCTCACCTGATCATTGACTTCAAGCCTCGGCTTGGCGGGTTGCTGACTCGGGAACCTCTTGTGCCGATTCGGGTTCCCTGTTGGCGTCTGTCCGTGACCAAACCTGTTGCGGCTCATGGCTGCTCCTTGGGGCCGTCGGCGGCAGACAGAAGCTTGAGGCATTTACAACAGTTCACCGCGCCCCGGCGAATCGTCCAGGACTGCTGACTAGCTAAATTAATCGCTCTCGGACGGCGATAACAAAGCGCGGAGATTCGCCCCCCCACATCAATCTTGGCCGCGAAATGATAGGTCTTAATTTTCACTTCTCCTCCGTGGGGGCGGGGCCGTCGGCCTGCGCGAGGGCGGCTCGAAAAGCATAAATAATCTCGTATTCTTTATCGCTGTATTCGAAGCCAAGAAGGCCATCAATCTTCCTCCCCAGTTCAATCAGCGCGGGCAGCGCCACGAAGGCGCGGGCATCGGCTTCCTCCCGAAAAGCCGCGACAAGGATCGCGCCAGATTTAACAGACCACCAATCGAGATGCCCATATTCTTCTCCGCTCACGACGGTGAGCGGGCTGGTTTTTGGCATCAGGACTTCACTTTCTTCGGACGCCCACCCTTTTTGCCGTTCTCGCGCACGGCTGCTGCCTTGACTTCGCTCCTGACCTTGCCACCCTTACGGCCGAGGGCCACCGCATGAGGATTCTTCCGATACGGATTCATTGACCATTCCTCGATCGGTGGGCAGGGACATTCGAACACATGGGACCGATGGAGATTGCACCAGAACTCGCCACAGGCGCAGGGCACCCAATCATCCTCAGCCGCGGGCATAACGCCCCGGCTTCACCTCGTTACCTGGGCCGAAGGGCCGATCGTTCTTGAGAAGCCGCGCACATTTTGCCCCATCAAGATAGATCCAAGTCACGATGTAGGACTTACCAGTCGAGACTCGGATCAGAAGATCGCCAACCTTCAACTCAGTAACTTCGGCGGGCGTCAGCGGCGTCAGTTCGTTAACCATGAAGAGAGTATTACCTAAGCGTTTAGGTATGTCAACATAGAAATGAGGCGCCTAAAAGATTCTTGAAAGGAAAGCGAAAGCATGTCCACGGTGAGCGGGGCGGGTGTCCTCGGCATCAGTCCTCCGCAACTCTCAGAAAACAAAGAACATATGTTGTCGCGCGTGGACGTTCCTGCCCTGTTCCACCGACAGGATCTACCGCGGCGATCATTCGGGGAACTCCAGCCCCCCTCGATCGGTGCGGACGTGCGAGGGGATGGCCTCGGCTTGTGGGAGGAGCGCCCGCTGAACCAGACGTTGACGAAGTGCTCCTGCGAGATGTTGGATCTTCTCTTCCACAGACACGCGCAAAATACCGCGAGCGATACCGACCAGATGCACCAGTTCCTCATCCGTCAGATGCAGCCAGTTCGACCCCTCATAGGGCGGTAAGTCGTCGCTCATCCCTGCACTCCAAACAGCGCCAGCGCCTCATCGACGCTCGAGACCACCGGAAACCAGCTGCGGCGCCGTAACGCAGCCTGGGCCTTCGTCAACTGGCCACGGGGCCGCTTGACTTCCACGAGATGCCAGCGGTCGCGCCAATTCACCAATAAATCCGGCACCCCTTCTTGATTCAAAATAATCACGCCGCAACCGATTTGCCGCAACGCCGCTACAATGGCGGCTTGATTCAGATCCTTCTTACCAGCCTTACGCATCCTTCACGCTCGTCTCAGTCGCCCGCTCAAACAGCGGCGTCTTTTCAATGCGCGCAATCAATCCTGAAAATGCCTGCTGGACGACGGCAAAGTGCTCATCGGACCAGCGCCGATTGAGAATGACCCGCATTTCAGCCGCCACACAACTGAAGGCATGGGCCGCCCCCATCGCCGTGAGATAGTTCAGGCGCTCCAAGGTCTCCCACGGCGCCGCGTCATACCGGCTGGGGGTCTCAATATCCAAGGCGTCTGGTGTCTTCATGCCCGGGCCTCATCCTGCTTCTTGCAGCAACTCCAAGTGGCTGAACACTTTACATCATGCGGACACGGCACAATGTAACCCTTTGTCGGAGCCGGCACAGTGATGTATTGCATGGGATTAACGAGAAACAGCCCTAGCGGATGCTTCCGCTTCAGCACCAGATAATTATCCGTGTCGAAGTAGCCGGCTAAGGCGTCTAGCATCATCTGCTGCGTCACGCCGGCCGTCCGCAGGTGCGTCCCGAGCTTCCCGAAATCCAGCGGACTCAGGATCAGGGCGCAGGGCACGCCATACTTCTCTGACCAGAGCGCCCGATACGTGTCAAAGACCTGACTCTCAGCCACGGGTCACCTTCTTGGGGCGGCCACCCTTTTTGCCGTTCTCCCGAACCGCTTTGGTCTTGGCGGGGCTGCTCACCTTGCCGCCCTTCCGTCCAAGAATGACGGCATGAGCGTTCTTCTCTGGTTCCTCCCACGGGTAGCCCTCTAGCACATCGATCAACTTCTTCATGGTCTTAGCGTCCAAGATTCGAGTTGATGACATGCACCGACCTCTTCGCCAGATAGAGGCTTTCCCATGTGGAAAGTTCCTGCCCGCTCGTCCCGATGACGGTGTAGCTGCCGTCCTCGTTCGTGCGGACCCGCGCCTTCGGGGCTTTCTTCGTCGCCGTGGCCGTCAGTTCGTTAACCATGAAGAGAGTATTACCTAAGCGTTTAGGTATGTCAACAACAAAATGAGGGGTCCAGAAAATAAATCTAAGCACGCCTCCAGACACCTTTTTCTCTCATCGCCCTATCGGGTCTGAAGAAAAAGCCATCTCTACAATGCTTCACACAACAGCATGAGAGGACGGGGCGCGGAGGTGTCTGGTCAGCGCACTTCCCCGTGCATTTTCAGGTCAAGCCTGGGTGTTACACGACGCCGAGCTTCGGTGCGTCTCACGACGGAACCCCGGTGCATCGGTTGCCGGCAGGCACTTTCTCTAACGTCCAGAGCGCCAGCGCGGGAAGATTGACGACAGGCTGTGGTGGGGTTAGAATCGGGGCCAGTTCCAAGGAACCGGGCGCGATGCTGACAGTCATCACGTCTGACAGCCTGAGTCTCCCAACTCGGGCTGTTTTTATTTGAGGCCATGAATTTACGCCTCTGCTCTCGCGGAGTCAAGCCACAAGATGTAGATCATTCGACCATCGGCCAATTCGGATCCAAATCATCCCAATCACCATCAGGGCCGCTGCCGCAGTCAATGACGACCCGCGAGCCGAAACGGTAGACACCATGCACGTCGAAGTTTGGCGTGCAATCCCAGAGCGCCTTGACTTCGGCGTCCAACGGTAACAGGACGAGTTGTGCAATCAATTCCTGAACAGTCATAAAAAGGTGCGGATAGTCTCCACGCGACCGGCGGCACGTCCACGCGCCCTAGGACTCTCCTCCCGTAGCGCGGAGCTACTTCCTTAGCTGAGTATCCGTAGCTAAGGAGTTACGAGCGAACAACACATCCACGCGTGTCAGCAGGTTCACGTAGTGCCACTGCTCCAGCCATCGCAATCTCACCGGACTGGTCTTGGAATGCAGGGCCACGGCCCCTAACAGGCCCGGTAAGGCGGTCGTCAACCAACCAAAGACCGGCGGCTCATGCTCGAGAATCTTCGCCGCCAGCGCATCGATCCGCAGGTAAATCTCTTCAATCGGATCCTCATCGTTCCATGTGGCCGTCCATTGGTCCGTGAGGCAATGCCCACGATATACCTGCCCAATGAGATGCCCAGACTGACTGACCCGCGCAGAAGGCCGCCCCGGCAGAATCATCAACCGTTCGTGCAGCATCTCCCACGCCGTCCACGGCATGATTCTCATAAAAGCCGATATTCCGTAATCACGATGTTTGAAGTCTGAAGTTTTAGCGTTCGCTGCCGATTTTCCACGACATACCCCAGCTTCCGCAGATCCCGCACACGCGCCGACCACCCCGCATACCCACCGACCTGGGCAATCTCGCGCCCGTCCACCCACTGCCCCCGGTGCGCGTCTAGCAGGGCATACACCCGCCCCGTCAGGCTCGTGGGGTTCAGGGACTTCGGCGTGTAGCTCAGGGTGCCCTGCGTCACAGACGGCTCCATGTATCGCCCTTCCAGAGCCATGCTGCCCCGTCAGAGAAGAACAACGTTTCATCCGACCTTGCGGTCGAGACAACCGTCGGCGGCTCCTGTGGGGCATCCTGGCGCGTTCTCGGGCCGGTATACGTGTTGGCCTGCCAGTCAATCCGCGGCGCCTCCGTCCACCCCTCCGTGCTCCCCCGGTTCGCCAAGGCATCCAGCCACTCAGGGGACACGTAGGACGAGCGGCTAGGAAACCACCGCTGCAGGAACGTCAGCATGTGAACTCCAAGGGGCCATCACAGCCCCGATCCGTCAGCGCGGTGATCTTCAACTTGCCGGCGTCATACGCTCGGTGGTGGACAAGACACAACATCAGACTACCCTGCGTATTGTGGCGGGCCATCGGCTGCTGGTTCCTGGTCCGCGCTCGCTTGTAGCGGCCGAAATGCGCCCATTCAGGCTGACCGTGACAGTCTGGAATGAAACTCAGACAATCCCCGTCCACTCCTGGCCAGATCAGCCGGCAGCGCCCATCCCGGAGCACACACGCCGTCCGCACCAGCGCGATCATGGCCTTCTCGAGCCGGCCCTTCTTCGCCTTGACCGCCTTGCGCGTCGGCCCCTTCGGAAACGCCCGCGCCGCATCCGCCACCCGCTTCTCACGCGCCAGCTTCTGGCCGATTCGGTCGCTCATTCCGCCTTCTTTCGCGCCATCTCGAGCTTGAACCCGCATTTGGGACAGTCCCCGCCCCGCGTAAACCACCGCTCACACATCGCGCAGAAGTAGCGCATGCTCACGGTTCCCACCGATCATGCGGCTCGAAGTCCTCGAGCCAGTCCGGCGTGCCGGCGCCCACGATGCACTCGCACAACGTGTCCTCTTCCCGGCGCGGATCGTTGTTGTAGACCACCGCGATAATGCCGGTGCCGTCACATTCAGGGCAGGCAGGATCCGCTTCTTCGAGCAGCTTCGCCTTCAGGTCAGGACTCATCTCAGGCATCAGACTCGCTCCACAAACTGCACCTTCGTCAGCGTCTTGCCGTAGGTCGTGCGCTTCCACGTCACCCGCACCGGCCGGCCCGTCTGCCGCGCCCGGTCGCACAACGTGGCCTTCCAGGCATCCACGGTCTGAAACTGCAGCCCCAACGTCTCGGGCCGCTCCAGGTCCGGCGCCGCGTCAATCGTGAACGCCCGCAGCCCCGGCACGCGGGTGGGACTCTCCCCCACCCGCTGAATCTTCACCGTGACGGATTTAGAAAGGGGTCGAGTCGATGTCGTCATGGTCATGGTCGTCTTCCTGCACAACCGGCGCGGGCTTCGGCTTTGCCCCGTTCGTGGCCTGCTTTGCCGCCTTCACCCGAATGCACTCCACGGTCTCCCCGCCAAACTCCGTCGTCGTCGCGAAGAGAATCACTCTGAAACCCGTCCACTCTTCCGTGACCGCAGAGCCCGTCAACTCAATGATCTTGTTCGCGTTGGTCTTGTTCAGGACCAGCCCTTTCTCTTTGCCGCTGAAGTAAATCACCGGCTTGGTGTCCTGCCCACGCCCCACCTTGTCCCGCTCGACCCGGTCAATCGTGACCACCGGCTGATTCAGCCCGAGGTCCGATGCTTTGAGATACTTCGATGGAAACTCGTTACGGATGTCCATTACTGCTCCCCCCTCTTTGGTAGAAACGTGCCCCCCGGCAGAATCGGTCCCATCGACCGCAGATGCGAGAAATCCTGCACGTAGCCCCGGTGCGTCAGCCGATGCCGCGTCAGCCGGTCGTGCTCGATGCTCTCGTGCAGCCCGCCGGTAAAGTCGCAATCGCGGCAGGTGCAGGTCAGCGGCTTCAGCGGCTTGCCATCGCCACTCGGCATGGACGGCACCTCGCCGGTAAAGTTATTGATCTCTCTCATTTGAACTCCTTCCGCACCTGATACCGCCGATACGCCACCACGATCCGATGCCCCAGAATATCCACCACCGCCAAGACGGCGAGTAGGAAGGCCGTCGCTGAGCCGTAGTAGAGCCAGAACTGGGCATTCATCGCATCACCAGATCCGTCGCCAGCTTCCCCGCCAGCGTCGTCAGGCTCATCACGTCCAACTCCAGCCCGCGCATGGATGCGTAAATCGCCATCACGCCCTCGTAGTTCCCTGCCTTGGCTTCCGCGTGCAGCCGGCGCTTCAGGTCGTCCAGCCCCACCGCAATGCGGAGCACGTCATCGGAGGTCGCCGCCGTGATAGGGGCGGCCATTAGCGGGCCACCCCAGCCAGTAGATGAAGGCATTCGGCACACTGGCACGGCCGCACACGGCGTAAGACTTCATTCGCCCGCGTCTTCGTCTCTTCGACAATGCTGTGCGTGCCTGGATCGTTCCCGTTCTGCCAGCCGGGATTTAGATCAATCCAATACTGCTCACACTCCCGGTATTCCTTCTGCACGTAGACCGACCGCGCCTGCATGCGTCGTGAGGTGTTTGCCATATCTGTATCCTAAGGGCTTGGGTTATGGCCTGTCAAGCACTTTCTTTCATCCTGCGAGATTTATTTTTGAGGGGGGGTCTGCCGCCCTTGGCCCCGTTGAGCCGAGCGGCGGCTTGCTTCTTGGGTGAGGTAGACCGGCCCCCCTTGCGACCGGCCGCGTGCACAGAGATAGGCATGGGGGGATTGTAACCCGAAGCCCTTGGGTTTACAATGAGAGAATGACTGAGGATGAGACCGAAGAGTTAATCAGGCTGCGGATAGAGGCGCGTCTGTTCAATGACGCGCTCTATGCCTCCGTGCGCGACTACCAAATCATCGAAGCTAAGCACCGATTGTTGCTAAGACGATTTCTACAGCAGCTAGGCTCGCCCATACCGCCGGCCGATTAAGCACGTCCGCAGGCAGTTGGCTGTAGAGCTCCTCCAGTAAGGTCCGCGTAATCTGCCCCCACGAATGTCCCGAGACATCTTGGGCAATCGCCACCTGGGCATCGCTAATCGCCGCGAGGATGGCTGGAGACGCGTTTTGTGCTCGCAGGATACCCGACAGGGCTGACAGGCCATTGGTGAGGGCTGTGGCGGCTCCTGGCGTCAGGATGGGCGGCTGGTTGCCCGCACACGCCTGTTGAATCGTGCCCGCCGTGACGAGGAACAGCCCCGCGAGAATCAGCGTCAGTAGTCGCTTCATTTGGCCCCCTTGCCGGTCACAATCACCTCAAGCGCCGTCAGCCGACGGATCACGCTATCCACCAGATCGCTGAGATTGGTCAGCCGGTGGTCGAGTGACCCCGCCCGATTGATCAGCATGTCCTTCGCAATGACTTCGCGCTTCTTCAGCGCCCGCAGGTTGCGGCCGGTCAGGTCGGCCGGATTGTGCTTCTTCATGGTTTCGGATCTTCCTGCCGCGTATGCGTCCCCGGATCGCGGCCCTCCGGGATCAGTTTTCCACCCACGAAGGCTGTAATGACTGCGCCAAAGTGACCGATACAGGTTCCCACGAAGGCGGGCGTCATCGCCTCGTTCCAATTCATCAGTTGCGCAATGTCCACCGCCATCATCGCGGCCATCATGCCGATCCCGGCAATGAAGACGACCCAACCCGCAGTGGTCTGAGAACTCTGACTGAGCGCCACTACCGCAACCGCGGCACAACCGGCCCGGCGCCGAGCAACCCGAAGGCTTGCAGCACCTCGAGCACAATCACCAGCACGACAATGACCCAGATCACGTTGTCAATCATGGCCGGATGCCCAGGCGCCAGCTTCCCGAGCACCCACACGGCCAAGAACCCGAGCAAGGCCACGAGCACGATATAGATCAGCAAGGTAATGACGGGCATTCTGGCTCCTTTGGTTTCCGCTTCACATCGGTCATCCGTCGCCCGCGTTCGACCTTCGTCCGACCACCCCGGCGCCGATCCGCCGTGGGCCGCAGCCAATACACATCCCCGCCGCGTCGGCCATGCCCCCAGCAGGGCCGTAAATCAATCTTCCCGCGAGGGACTGCCACCTAGGCCCGACGAAAGACCGTGAGGCCCACCGACGGCCCTGGCGCGTCAATAGCCCATCCCGGGCAGGGATCCGGCGCCGGTCGCTGGGTCTTGACCTGCGTCACCCAGCACTGCGGCTCGATGATCTTGCCGTAGCTCCGCAATTCAATGTCGTCGCTGTGGTGACAGGGCGCCGGTGCTTCACCGGGGGCATAGGTCCAGTGGCACCCGCCGTCCCCGCGCTCTTCCCCGCGCATGAACGGTTCCACCTGACACAGAGGCGACACCCATGCCGCCGCCGCGAAGAAGGCCACCGCACACGACCGCTGCACCGGCTGCAACGGCCGGGACAGGATCCCGCTGTCGGAATGGAACGTGGACCCCGCGCCCTCGAGCTGCGCCGTCGCCGCATAGTCCGCGAAGTTGCGCGGCTCCGTATCCCGCTTGCCGTCGATGAACTGCTCCGCGGCGCCCATCGGTTCGTCCGCCACGCACGGCACGTTCGCAATGAGGCGCACGTCCAGCAAGTCCTTGGCGCGACGCATCCATTGGTCCGAATCCCGAGGGGTGTGCACCGTCACGAAATCACCGGCGAAATACCCATCCCCGGCACCCGTGGCAATCATCACGCCCGGTCGTCGGATCTTCAGGTAGAGGTCAGAGGCTTCCGCGTCACCGCCCGGCAGGTTGCTATGCTGACTCGGCTCGTTCGCCACCTCGAAGAACACATTCGGCTCGCCCGCTAACGTATCCACCACCCGCTGGGCATGCCGTTCCCGGTCCCCCGCATCCGGCAGGATGTCGCCACTGTCCGCGAAGATCACGAACTCAAACCGCACCTGCCAGTGAGACCAGAGATACTGCGCGAATGGCTGGAGTTGATCGTAGTAATTCGGCCAGTCCTGCGGATGCAGACGGGCGAAGGAATCGACCATCCCGAGCACGCGCATGGTATTCGGCCCCGGCTGCAAGGACAGGTAATCCGCCAGCACCGGATCCACCGCCGCCGGCCCGCCCATCAGCCAGAGTTGATACAGCAGGAAGCAGGTCGCCCCGCGCCACGGCCAGATCGCGCCCTGCTCATCGCGGAAGACGAGGCCGTCAATGTGGACACGGCCCTTCTGTCCCGCGCCGGCGCCACTACTCCCCGCTGAACCTGTTTGGAGCAGGGCTGAGACGGGGGGAATCATAAGACCGGGATGTTGACACTGCCGAGAAACTTATAACAGGTGCCCCATGTCGCCTGTGGCCCGATCTTGTGCTGCCCTGGCCAAAAGGTGACGTTCCCAGCGCCGTCAATCGTCGCCGCCTCAAATTCCGCCCACTGGCCTTCTGGGCGCACCTGGAGTGAGCCATCAGGCTGACAGGACAGCGTGCATTTCTCCCCGGTGAACTCCGGTTGCCCGTCGGCCTTATAGGGACCGAGCGCCTTTCCCGTGAGGGGATCAGGATTCGCCACCTGCAGAATGGTCTGTCCATTTCCCACCGCTGCCGTGGTATAGCGGAGCGAGAACTCCTGCACGTTATGATCGACTGTTGATCGTGACATTACATTCATACACACTCGCTCAGGCGATATGGAACCGCCGATGGTAGAGCCAACAGGGGAGACAGTAGATAAGGCTGCCTTCCAATTCGACACACGCCCACTGCCGGCAAGCCACACAGAGCATCACGCAACCGGCGTGCTCGGCGTGAGCGCCGCCACGATGCTATCCGCCTGCGCGGTTAAGGCGTCAAGCTGTTCTTGCGACACCGGCCCCGTGCCGAGCGCCGCGATCTGCGCCTTCAGGTCCGCAATCTGGCTCACCGCTGCCGTGACACCCGCCGCAATCGCATCGAGGTCTTTCTGGAGGTCTGCTTCTGAGGCCATGATTCTGTCTCCTTGTGCAATCAAGTAATCGAGTCGAGCACGAATGCCCGCGAGTCCGAGCGCATTCCCGAGCCACCGCAACATTACACGACCCGCGTCACGTTCACTTCAAGATCCACTTAAAGAACGCCGAGACCCCACCCGCCACCAGCAGGGACACCCACGCCGCATTCTTCGCGGCCTGCTTGTTTTCTTCTTCGCGCTGCGTCTCGATCCGCAACACAATATCGGCAATCTTGCGGTCTTCGAGTTCATGCGCTCGCAGCGCATTCGCCATATCCCGATACTTATCATCCACAAATGACATGAGTTCACGGGTCTGCGCTTTGAGCGCCTGATAAAATTCTGCCGCGCTGACTTCGCTCATAAAGGCTTCATGAGGATACGCCATAGGCCACCTTTCAGTGGCTTCTGCTTGCACGGTTTATTCCTACGTCGCTAACGCGTACGGACTCCACGGATCCATCGGATAGCCGGGCAAGTCCACATCGTCCGCGTCGGTAATCAAGACCTTCAGGCTTGGCGTCGTATCCACGAATACCGGATCGTCAGTAATCCCCGACGCATTCGTCACAATCGGCTGCGTCCACGCCGACATCAAGTCGCTGTCGTGATAAACCGGCTGGGGCGTCGTCGTGCCCGTGATGTAGACGTAAATCTTGGCCCCTACCAGCGGCACGCCGGGACTGTCTGTTGTGAGGCGATTGTCAATGACCTGAATGTAGGGGGCCGCGAATAGCGTGGCTGCAGACATAGAATTAGGCTCCAGTGACCGTAGAACGCGCCGAGAGCGTCTTTCTCATCGGCCTGCTGCTCCTGCTTCTGATTGCGCTGGCGCTCCTGCTTGAGCCCCCTGCGTTACCGGCAGACCCATCTCACGCGCAGTGGCAACAATCCGTGCCGCCGCCGCCGCTTGCACCGCCGCAGGAGCCTTGCCAGCAGCCAGCGCCAGGCCATTCGTCAATAACTTGACCGCCTTCGGAGAATGCAAGAGTTCAGACATCGCTGCTGCGCCAACCTCGAGACCGAGCGCCCCTAAGAGGGGCAACGGTGAACCAAACCCATAACTCGCCCCAGCCGCCGTGGTAATCCGATAAAAGCTGCCCCGCAACGCATTGATGGTCCCGGTCCCGCTGGGATTCGGATTCAGGCCGAGGCGTTTGGCCGCAATGAAAAACTTATCGAGATCGCTCGCGAGCCCATTTGGAAACAGGATCTGCTTGGTCTGCGGACCCATTCGTTCCCATCGCGCCTTGATGCCAGCGCCACGATCCGCAATGGACTCGGCTGCTGGAGGCGTCAGGATGTCCTGAATGGCGGCACGCGCCACCTCTTTAATCGCCTGCGGGGCTTGCCCACGCACGGCCCGTAGTAGATTGATATTCGCATCACCGTTGGCGGTCAGTTTGCGGAAAGCCGCCACCGGCTCCTCGCTCTTGCCCGTGACCTTCTCGAGCACGTCCGCAACCGCATACTTCGCCCGCGTTGCCTGCCGCCCAGCGTCTAAGGCAGCCTTCGCTTCAGGCGTGCCGTTCGCTACGGCCTCCTGCACCGCTTTCTCAAGTTCCGCTACGGCCCTCTTGGCAAGTCCACCCTGTTCTCGAGCCATGCGCTTGAGCGTGCTTAGATCCGCTTCAGCCTGCGAGGCGGGCATCCAATCCGGCCCATCGATGATGTTCCGCATGGCCTTGAGCGCAGGATTCGCCGCCGCTTGTGTCGCCGGCAACTGACGCTCGAGTTGCGCCACGACCGGACGAAAGGCCGCCTTCGCCTTCTCGAGATTCGTCGGCAACCCCATCGTCTCGAATCGCTGCCGGCCTGCCTCGAGCTTCGTCGGCACATCCATTGCGGACGGCGGCAATTCTGGCTTGCTCAGGGATACCCCATCGGCGCGACCGCGGGCGCGTTCCTTAGCGACTTCAATCGCCGCCTTCACGCTGTCCGTCTCATTCCCACCAGCTAGATAGCGCTCTAGTTGTTCCTGCAGCGCCCCACGGGTAATGTTCGTGCCGCTCAGTTGCGTAATATCGTGAAAGACCTTGGCCCCACCGCCGCCAGTGCCTTCGACGTGCTGCAGGCTACTGCCAACAGCGCCAGCTTCAAGCCGTCGATCCGTATACGGCGCCGCGTCGAGTTCATGGACAATCCGTCGCACCTGTCCCACCAGCGATGGATCTAAGCTATCAACAGGAGCCGAGGCCGTGGGCACATCGGCCTGATTCGTCGGTAACTGCTCCTGAGCGCGAAACCGCGAATAGAAGGTATCAGCCTGCCCCTTATGCAGCTTTTCTTTTGCCGCCAACACGTCGCCAATCGTGGCACCGCCCTGCTCTGGTGTCGTCGCAGTCCCGCCCGTTCGCTGCGCAAGCTCACCGCCCAACTGCTCGAGCCCTTGCGCGGTCTGTTGGGCCCGCCCCGTCGCTCGCAGACTGCCGAGCAATGACCGATCCGTCAGGAGTTGCGTGCCCTGAATAGCCTTGTTCCCCGTCGCGGCGCCAGCATCGACTGGCACGCCTTTGCCCTGCACGAATTGCAAGGCAGATGCTTCGGCTGGATTCGGATTCTGCAGCTTGATCGTATTGATCCAGGTCTTCGCTTTGGCTGTCGCCGCCGGCAGCACCTTAGG